ATTCTTCTAGTTCTTCAGGATCAATGTCAGTACCCTCAGCATTTTTCTCATATCCTGCAAACGAATGTACGCAATCTGTTGGAAATATCTCATTAGTTCCAAAGTCAAATTCTTCTGTAGTCATTAAGTCGTAGAATACTCCATCATAATAAACAGGAGGAGTTATCTCGTGTCCTTCATCATCATAAGTTGCAGGTATCTCTACTATCTTACCTATGTAAACTATAGCTTGTGTACCATTAATGTAAACATCTTTAGTTACACCTTCTTCAGTTACTACTTCATAAGTACCTTTAGATAGTAAGTCAGCATCTCCTGTTGCTTTGTCTGTGTATTGTAATTTGTATATATTCATATTAAGAAGTTAAAGCTGCTAGTTGTGTATCTGTTAGTGCAGTATCGTATACTTGTAGTTGTTTTATTTTAACAGGACACGAACCACCACCACCATTATCAAGACCAATTCTATTTAATGTATTTGCTGAAAAAACGTTTCCACTTGTATCGGTTGCCCTCTTTACACCATCAACCCATAAGTTAAAATTATTAGCTGCATAACTAAATGCAATTTTTGAGAACTGTGTAACATCTGTAACAGCATAAGTCATATCTGCTTGTGCAGAGCCACCGACATTTAGGTATGCTCTAATAGTGTTTGCACCTCCACTATATGCAATTCTCACACTATTGTTTGCAGTTCCATCACTTAGTGCAATCCATTTATCTGCCGTTGTTCCCTCATCAAGAAAAGTAGCCATCTCTATAAAAAACACACCTGCTGTACTATTAATTAAACTAGCTATACCATCTCTTGAGAACTGATCTGTGTTTCTTGTAACTGTACTTCCTGATGTTGGTATGTATGATGTTGCGTAAGCACCTTGTTCTGCTTGAAATCCAAATACAGAAACATCAGCACCACTCAAACCTGCAATTCCTGCATAACTTGCATTTGTTGTAGTGTAAGTATATGTAAACCTTACCCAATCACTTGTAAGCGACCAAGCACTATCTACTGTACCACTACCATTAACAAAAAAACCAACACTTTGAGTTCCACTATCATTTCTTTTAGCAAAACAAGATAAAGTATATACAACTGAAGATAGCAGTGTAGTGTTAGCTCTAAATCCATTACCTGTAAATTGTAATCTTGTAGCGTTTTGTGTGCCATCAGGAGATACAATATAATCAGCAGTTGGTGTTACGTTTGAAGTTAAAGACCAAGTAGAAAACTCATTACTTTTAGTTTCTGTATTAGTCCTTTGTGGCTCTGCTAATATATGTGGACAACCTCCTCCTGTGTAGTCTATACGAGGTACGTTGTTTCTGTCTGCTTCTTTTACGCTAAAACTTGTTATGTTTGTAGTACCTGCTGTAGATTGTCTAACCCATATATTAGCGTGTAATGCAGTAAAATAATGTGTTCCAAAACCACTTCCATATTCTCTCCCTGTTCCATTAGCAGAACCAAAAGTAAACCCTGAACTTGTGGTATTTCCTTCTACAGTTAATTTATATGTTTTACCTATTGTTAAAGAAATTGATGTAACTATACCATCTAAAGTACCACCTGCAGTAGTAAAAGTATCTGCATCTACAATTACACCACCACTATTAGTAATAAAATCAGTTTGTAAATCTACAGGTTGAGATAGCAATTCACTACCTAAAATCTCAGCATAATTTACTAAGCCATTCTCATCTACTCTTGTAGCAGCAGTTGCTCTAGTAACATCCATATCTGATGCAGTAAATTGTTTTACTGATACACTATTTAAAATTGCAGTTGTATTATTTGCATCTCCATAAATTTGAATCCTATTAGTATTTGATGTAGATGTAAAATAAGCAATTCCAGATTCAGGTATTTCTCTTGTTGGTGCATCAGCACCTGCAAAACCTGTTCTAAATCTTAATTTTCCTAAACCTGTTTTTGTTATAGTTATTTTATATAAAGTATTTATAGGAATAGATAAACTTTGAAATACATAATCGCTACTATTATCAAAAGTAATAGCACCTGCACTAAAACCTATATTAGAAAAAGTCCATACTGTTTGAGTTGCAAAATTACCATTAATTACATTCTCACTACCCTCAGTAGGTACTGGTAAAACACCATACAAAGTTCCTGCCTTATATCCGTTAGGAGTAACTACAATACTTACATCATCTAATAAACTCATTCTATATTATTTAAAGTTTTTAATTGATCTACTAAACAAGACTTAGCTTCAAATACTCCACCATCTGCTACAACCCTTGCTTCAAAGTCATTAACCTGTATTTGTATAGGTGTAAGACCTCCCTTGTTACTTGAAGGTAAAGATAATCCTAATGCTAATTTCATTTCTTAGTTTTTGTATGCAATAGCTAAACCACTTGTAAGTGTAATTGCAGTTATTTTACCAAACAAAGTCATACCCGCAGGTACAGTTGTATGTAAAGCACTAGAACCTGTTGAATTAGTCATAGTAATAGTAGATATAACACTTTCTTTTACAAAGTAAATAGCATAATAATCTTTACTTGTCTGTGCAGCAGTAGTAAATATTTCTACTCCTCCTAATTGTCCTAATTGTTCATTTAATAATGCTTGTGTATTTTTTATTCCCATTTTTTTATTTTATTTAACTAACATATATGTAATTTGTACCACTTGGTTCAGGATGTTCTGTATATTGTACTTCTTCTGATCCTGACGTTTCTGATACTAATAATTTTCCTTTTTCCACACTTCCTTGTACTACACCTTTACTTGCAGCAGCTGGTGTTAGTACATCATTCTCGTTAATTGGTGCTTCTCCTGCACTTAATGATACAGAACCCTGCCAACTAACCTCGTATATCTCATAAGTCCAATAGCCATTTGGTGTAAAATTTACTGTGCCTGTATAAACATTATTAGTTCCGTGATTTATAGCTACTAACGTATATCTATCATTTACTGTCTGACTTTGTCCATATCCATATACAACACTCTTAGACATATTATTTGTAAACTTAAACAAATATCTTATTTTAGAACTTGGTACACCTGTATCTATTCTCTTTTCTTCTGTTGTTACATAAAACCTACCTTGTTGTCCGTATTGTATATGTATCATACTATATAATAGAAAAAAGTTATTTTTGTTTGATAAAAAAAAAGACTACCGAAGTAGTCCTTTTAAAAAATATGAAAACAATAGTTTAAGAAGCAACTATAGCATTATAAGTAAACGCTGAATTGTCTAATGGATTAGTAGTGTAATCTGCAACAGTTACCATTGGGTTTCTTTCCATACCATCAAAAGTCCAAGTGTAACCATTCATATCACCAAAAGCTGCACCTGTTGTGTTAGTACCTGAGTTTAGTTCCATTCCATTTTCTAATCCTAAAGCTAATAATACATTATGCGAGTTAGTTGTTAAAATCTCATTTAATTCCAAAAACACTACTAATCTTTGAGAAGCAAGTAGTTTAATTTGATTTTGGTCTTCTTTAGTTAACTTGTGTAGCATAATTTGAACTGAAGGTGTATAAAATACTGTACCATTCTCACTAGAACCTGTGATAGTTTCTGTACAAGAAGCAGTACCTCTTTTCAGATTGTATTTATAAATATCATCTGAACCTCCTAAGTCAAAATCAGTTAGTTCGCCTGATGCAGTTACATAAGAAGTAATTTCATCAAATTGTGCAAAGTAAATTGCCTTTACACCACCAACTGTATCTCTACAAGTTATTTGTCTTCCTTTTGTTAAGTTACAAGACATATTATTAAGTTTTAAAAGTTAAAGAAAAGGAGATTGCTCTCCCTTTCTTTTTAATTAGTTATTATGATTGGTTTACTACGTCAGCACCAACTCCAACTTGTACACCACCTGAGAATTTAGCAACTACTCTAAGGTTATCTGAACCATCTAGGTCAGTCATATCTAACATTTTGATATTTGTGTTATCAGATAATAAATCTGTACCAAAGAATAAGTTAGAAGTTTCAGCAGCACACATTACGTTA